CCTCAACCTTGATGCTTCAGTTGATCACCAGTTCGAGGCTTATGGTCGCAACCGCGCTGATATCATTTCTGTCCGCCAGACGGTTGCCAATAATGACAGTGCCTATGCTCAGAAGTTTGAGCAGATACAGGCTCAGTCAGACCAGAACACCGCGTCAGTGCAGCAGGTCTCTAGTGCTTACTCAGACCTCAGCGGCAAGCTCTCTGCTCAGTGGGGCGTGAAAGTTCAGGTGGACAGTAACGGCAATAAGTTCGTCGCTGGTATGCAGCTCGGTGTAGAGGGTAACGGGGGAACGACGCAGTCATTCGCTTTATTCAGTGCAGACAATTTTGGCATCTACAACACCACAAACGGAACTTACCAGCTCGCCTTTACTGCAGTTAACGGGCAGGTGTTTATGCGAGACACATTTATCCAAGATGGATCCATAACCAATGCAAAAATCGGAAACGTTATTCAATCCACCAACTTCGTATCAGGCGCAACAGGATGGGCTCTAAATAAGAGTGGTGTATTTGAAAATAATGGTTATGAGCCGGGTAACGGAAGAATGGTGCAAACCAACAATCAGATATCCGTTTACGATGGTAACGGTGTCCTGCGCGTCAGGATGGGGAAATTAAGCTGATGGCATATGGTTTCGGAACATGGGATGCCAATGGCGTCGATAACAACACCGGCCTAGTCAAGGTCAATGCGCTCGGTGTTATGTCCATCGACGCTACAAGCAATGACAATCAGGCATTTTCATTGCCGTCAGGTTATTTACTCGATTATCTCTTTCAGCCCAGCGGTGACAGGAATGGGACGGGCAGAAAGAAAATATATGCGAGCGGTGCCAGTATAATTGTTAGTCAGGTAGCAAGCTCTGACTATTCATCTGGCACCTTTCCAAATGTTCCGGGAAACATTCTGGTGTTCGTGAGGTGATATGTCCTATGGAGCAATGCTGACAGACTCAGCAGGAATACCGTTTTATATCGGTGACACAATGCCATTAACGCTTCTTGAAAAACGAGTGCTTAGTGTGCCGGCTGCATCAGGGAGTGGGGCTGTAATTAATCTATTCAATAACGATGGTGTCATCAGATTTGTTTTCGTCAACAGTAATGGCGCTCAGGGAAGCGGCCAAAACACTTGTGAAGCGATGGAGTTATCCGGGGGAGTCTGGAGCTTGCGCTGTGCTGGAGCCGCAAGAACGGTCAATGTTTATATTTTTGGTTACCAATTTCAGCCAGTCCCTGCATGGGGCATTCAAATAAATGATTCTCAGGGCAGATGCATTTTAACGAATGAGACAAAGGTCCTGCGAGATGTGCAAAAGCTCGGAGATGAGGGGTCTGACTCGGGTTCAGGATTCAACGCCAACTTCACATTGTCAGGCGAGTGGGCAGTGGCTCCTGCTTACACTGGTAATTACACGGGGACAGTGAGTCAGGGAGGTCAGGTTTATCCGGTTGTTGCTCAATATGCAAGCAGCGCCAGATTTAATGGCAGCACAACACAGGTTACCAGTGGCTATATTGGCAACCTTAATACCGGAGGGGGAGGTACAGGCACAATGACCAACTACCGAAACCGTCTAGTAGCAGTTAACGTTCAGAGGTATTAAAAAATCGATCTTTGAAATTCATAAATTTGTTTGATGTATTTTAGGTATATATGTATAAGAGGCATAACTCAAACAAGGATGAAATCATGAAAAAGATTATGTTATGTCTTGCCGTATCTGCTCTTGGTGGTTGTCAGGCTTTACCACCTCAGCAGTGCTCAGCGACTGCCCGGATTGGCGGTCAGGACGTATACGTTCCGATTTACGGCGTTAAGAAAGTAGCCAATCAGACACAATATTACGCGGGAAACCCCTTTGGATGGAAATGGGTATCAAAGTCCAACTTCTCTCAAAGCACCTGCCAGAAATAGTAAATAACTCAAATCAATGAACCCGGCCACCGCGCTGGGTTTTTTATTGCCCGGAGAAAGCTATGCCAGCAGGCACTATTGCATTAACCAATAACTCAACAGCTGTGAATGGATCGGGTACCAGCTTCACGACTGAGCTGAAAGCAAATGACTTTATTGTTGCGGTTGTTGGCGGCATTACCTATACGCTCGGCGTGCAGTCGGTCAACTCAGCAACAGGCGTTACTCTCATTACTGCGTACAACGGACCTAACGCATCTGGTGTGGCATGGACTGCAGTCCCAAATGCGGCACTTGTCGGGATTACTGCACAGGTGGCCGCCGATGTTGCGAAAGCTATTCGCGGGCTTAATCTGGACAAGGCTAACTGGCAACAGGTTTATTATGGTAGCGGAAATATAACGGTCACCCTGCCTGATGGAAGTCAGTACAGCGGCCCATCCTGGAATTCGCTCACAACATCCCTCAGCAATAAATACGATAAAAGCGGCGGAGTTTTGTCAGGAGCGCTTTCTTTCTCAAGTCGCGCAGTGTCAGGGCAGACAGCTGTTAACCTTGGCATTTCTGGCAGCAGCAGGGCAGCAGTTGCGCCGGTATCCCAGACTCAGTCTGTAAGGGTTGTTTGTGATGCTGCTGCTCCGGTTCCGAGCCAGGGAACGGCGACAGTGACATTTGCTACAGCATTTGCATCCGCGCCGACCAGTGTTGTTGTGTGTAATGGTAACGGGCAGGTGGCCTCGACGCTTTTTATCAGTATCACCTATATCGGTGCAGGCGGATTTCAGGCTTTTATCACGAACAAAGACGGGACGCCTGTCACATCACAGGTCCAGTTAAATTATACAGCCATCGGAGTAGTCAACACATGATGTACACAACTAAAGAGGGCGTTCGGGGGTTCTACTTCATGGACACCGAGTCCGCTAAAGAAGCCACTCTGATTCAGACGGGCCTCACGCTATCGGACTTCAATGAAATAAGTGAAGAGGACTATAAAAACTGGTGCTCACCTCCCGAGGGATACTATTCCATTTTTGACGAAAACGGACCGCGTGTAGAGAAGAATCCAGTTAAAACTGCAGAGCAGCACCAGCAGGAGGCTCAGGCTGAAAAAATTCAGCGGCTGTATGAGGCTGCTAACCTCATGGCGCCACTTCAGGATGCTGTTGATATAGGTGAGGCTACTGAAGAAGAAGAGGCTGCAATCAAGGATTGGAAGAAGTACCGGGTGGCGGTTAATCGCATCGACCTGACAAAGGCACCCGATATTAAATGGCCTGAAAAGCCCGCATCCTGAATCCACGCCTTTGAAAAAGGCCCGGCGACCGGGCAATGACTCTTGCACTCCTATCTGAGCAGGCTACGGGGTGGGTCATTTGAGATTAGTTACCCATCGCCAATCCCGCACGATTAAAAACCCTTCCATCTCAAGTCCTTTACAAATCTGTTAACTGGTCCGCCTTGATCAATCTTATCGATCGATATTACTGTTTATTCATACAGTATTTATCAGAGGAGGATTTATGATGGCGAGAGAAGGTGATATTAAGGCGGCATTCATGGCTGCCATGAGGCGAGAGCCGGGGCTGGGCGTTATCGTCAGGACGCAGGAGTTTGTCCATCAGCTGGGGCTGGTTAACTGGCACTTCAGCCTGCGTGAGGCTAACCAGTGGATAAAGGCAAACACGGCGACGTTCCGCGATGCATCTACGCATGAGGGTGAGGCTAAGACCTACCGTCAGTTCAACCCGAACGGGGGAATCTGATATGGGCTTTCCATCACCTGCGTCTGACTATGTTGAAGGTCGTATCGACCTGAACAAACTTCTTATGCCGCATCCGACTCACATGCTGATGATCGAAACGCCGGTCGGATTTGCGATTGTCGACAGAACGGTGCAGGGCAGGACAGGCGACAAAGTAGCATTCCAGCTCGGAGACTATTCGCAGCTTGGGAGATTGTTCAGATCGGGAATTATCACCTCAGACGGCGAGACGATCGACGGAGAGGGTATGGAAGGGATTATCGTGCTGGGGAAGGTGACGGCCGAGATTGTGTCAGTACATGAGCCTGACAGGCCGATAATTTAGCGATACCGAAAATTTCCCGAACCGGAAACGAAATAACTCGCAAGCGTTTGATCTTGAACGGGTGCATTAGTAAGTATTGCAACCATCAAAAGGGGTGCTTTTGTTATTCAACCCACTGTTAAATAACAGGAAAACCCCTATATATCGTAAACAGGAATCGTATTCGGTCTTTTTTTGGTTGGCATTTAAAAACAGTATCTTAGATTAAAATCAATGAGTTAAACGCCATCCTGTTGCCTTCTGTTCTACTCTGCTGGACTATGTGCCGCCACTTTGTCGCCATTTTTCTTCGCCATCAACGCCAGCGGATTACAACGAATTGCATCCTCAAGATGGTCTGGCGCGAAGTGCGCATAACGCATCGTCACCCTGATGTCAGAATGCCCGAGAATACGCTGCAGCACGATGATATTTCCCCCGGCCATCATAAAGTGACTGGCAAAGCTATGGCGCAGTACATGGCTCATTTGACCTTCAGGTAATTCAATACCGGCCAGGCGAATGACCCGATAAAACTGGCGATAGCATTCTGCAAAAAAACGGCCCTCTTTGTCTTTTAATTCGTTATACAGGGCGTTGTCGATGGGTACCGAGCGGTTCTTTTTGCCTTTGGTATTGATGAAAGTGATTTTATTTGGAGACAATTGTGAGGCTTTAAGATTCGCGGCTTCACTCCACCGGCACCCGGTTGAAAGGCAGATTTTGATAATCAGCGTCAGATCAGGGTTATCGTGAACTTTGCAGGCGACAAAAAGCTTTTGTATCTGGGTTTCAGTCAACCATGCCATTTCTTTCTCTGGCTGATCAAACTCCCGTATATTTTTAAGTGGGTTGGGGTAGCTGATTTCGCCAAGCCGTTCCAGCTCATTGAAAAGAGCGCGAAGGAATGCATGTTCACAGTTAATGGTACCCGCTGAGACCTTTAAAGATTTATCACTGGTTTTGTATCCGTTTTGTATGAGGCCCTGTAAACGCCTGTCCCGATAATGTGCCCAATCCTTCGAAGTTATAGAGGCAGCAACGGGGTTTCCCATGCCAGTGCAAATAATATTGAGTTTGCCGAGTCGGCCTTTTTTGTCACTTAGCGAGCAACCGTGCAGTTTGTACCATAGCTCGATAAGTTCGCTAAGCTTGCGGCTATCTTCTTTGTCGGCCAGCCAGGGTTTAGCCTTCATCTCGTCCTGAGTGTATTGCTCAAAGGCAATGGCTTCGGCACGGGTCCTGAACTGTCGTCTTACTCGTTTACCATCCCTTCCATTGAGATAGCACTCGCAGAGCCACTTACCTGTATTTAATTTCCTTATTGCCATGCACTCCCCCTTGATAAAAGGGGATTAAATTACTGTATATAAAACCAGTATTCAATGTTTGATTATGGCTTTTCAAACATGAAAAAACCCGCTGAGCGGGCTAAATTAATGCAGAAGGGAAGGTTGCTGTTGGCTGGTGTAGAGTGGCACCTTATTGATTTGCCCCGGCGAGACAATCATTCCAGTCACGGTCTCGTGCGTTTTGAATGTGCAGCTGCAATTAATATTCTGGCACTGGTGATAACGTTCTTTTGTTTCTTTTGAA